ACAAAAGTGCCGATCACTTCGACTTCATCACCGGCTTCGTTGTATTCAAGCCCCTTGACAAGATCACCAACCTGAAACATAAAAAGCTCCTCGCTTTGTCTATATCTTGTTATAGCAAAACGAGGAGCCATTGTCAACCAAAATATTTTGGTCATTTAGCTTTTATTGGGCTTGGTTTCTTTTTTGGGCTGTTCGGTTGGAAACAAATCTACTTTTTCCCATGGTAGATATGCTTTACCAAAATGACCATAGTTAGTAGTAGAAGTATAGATTGGTCTAAACAAGTCAAAACGATTGATGATTCCTCTAGGAGTGAGGTCTACGTTTTCACGAATCCACTTTTCAATATCTCTGCTATCGCCATCACTGTCTACATAAATGCTAGTGGGTTCTTCAACCCCGATTGCATAGCTAAGCTGAACCTGTGCCCAATCTGCTTGCCCGTCTGCAACAATGTTCTTTGCTAGATAACGAGCCATGTATGCCGCACTACGATCCACTTTAGTTGGATCCTTACCGCTAAATGCTCCTCCACCGTGGGGTGCGTACCCACCGTAGGTATCAACAATAATTTTTCTACCGGTAAGTCCTGTATCTCCGTCTGGTCCGCCAATGACGAATCTACCCGTAGGATTAATCAAAAATTTAGTATTCTCGTCTATCAACTCAGCTGGTACAATCTGTCTAATAAAAATTTCGATAGCTTCTCTAAGTTGCTTAATGTCTACATCAGGGTGATGCTGAGTCGAACACACAATCTTGTCAATGCGCTTTACTGTATTATCGTCATTGTATTCTACTGTAACTTGGCTCTTAGCGTCAGGACCTAACCAATCAGCATCACCGCTTTTACGAGCAATGGTTAACCCTTCTACAATTCGATGACTCCAGTAAATTGCTGAGGGCATGTAGCTTTCTGTTTCATTTGACGCATAGCCGAACATTAAGCCCTGATCACCAGCTCCAAATGTATCTGTCCCTAGCGCAATATCAGGACTCTGACCGTGCATGAGATTGGTTATTTCTAGGTTTTGCCAATGAAAGCCATCCTGTTCGTAGCCAATATTCTTAACTGCTTTACGAACTAGATATTCAACGTCTAGGAGATCAAGTTCTCCTTTATATTCTCCTGCTACAACAACTTTGTTTGTTGTAACCAAAGTTTCACATGCACACCGTAATGAAGGGTCTTGGTGTGACATCAATAAATCAAGGACGCTATCACTAATAGCATCTGCAATCTTATCCGGATGCCCTTCGGACACCGATTCACTAGTAAATAGGTATGACATATATTTCCTTAGTTATGTATGTATATAGCTGCAAATAGAGCCTGTGAAAGTTTTTAGTCGATCCAGCAATCACAATTACACTCAATAACACGATCAATTGCTTCTTGTACTGAAGGTACTGCTGGCATCAATGTGCTATTAGTATATTTAGGATCTAAGTTAGGTGGCAGATTAGTAGGATCATATTCTGGTGCTGGTTGAATTATGATGATAGGGTTATCGAAATCGCCATTTGGTCCTAATGTACCTGCTGATATTGCTGGGTTTGGTAAGCCGCTGCTTACGCCACCTGAGGGTGAACTTGTCGCATTTAAGTTTGGAGTTACAATAGGCAAACCAGTAATTGGATCAATGTTCGATGTTCCAATTAGTGGCTGCGGACCGTATGGACTATTTGCAACAACAGGTCCAGCTGGAACTAACGGTCCAACTGAAGGGTTCGTTTGTCCATTTAATATAGGAGTAATGTCTCCCGGGGCAACTGATACTGTGGGTAAAAATCCATCTTGATTATTGTAGAATCCAGCAGGAGAAGGCAACACCTCATTCGATATTGAAGGGACGCTTTCATCATCTGCGGGCGTAGAAGTTGAAGTCGTAGCTTCGTTACTAGCCGGTATGTTAGATGGCCAAGCCGGAATAGTATATTCTACCGAAGTAGGCAACGATCCAGTAATAGTAGAAGGGGTACTTCCTGCGGGTATTTCAGAGAGCAAACCTGTAATAGGAGAAGCTATACCTGCACCCGACGAAGCTCCAGGAAGTGTTCCGTTTGTGGTTAACTGTTTTAATTCACTATCAGATAATGCATCAGGAACATCATTGTCGGGTTCTATACCTAATGTTTGCAATCTAGCCTGATTTCTTTCTTGTCTCATCATAGCTACATCACTTTGGCCACCGACTGAATTCATGTCAGTTATCGCTTCGATAGTCTGTGCTGACATGTGTGGTTTAGTGTCTTGTGCTAATTGAGGGATAGCATCTGTGAAGCTATACGCAGAAGTAGGATATGGGTTAGAAAAGAAATCTTTAGGAACTGCAACCGGAACTAATGCTTTGTATCTAGCACGTTGTTCGATCATTAATTGAGTTCCCATAATATTCCAATACTGATTCAAGTACTGTGCTATAATGGGTTTAGCATTTTTTATAGCTAGGATTTCTTGATTAGCTTGATCTATGTATGAAGTAACTACCTGATTCATTGGTTGGGCCCAACCAATAGTGCCATATGAGGTATTAGTGCCGCCGGTAGCAAATGAACCGTTTGGATTTACTGGTAAGCCAGCAGTGGGCGGATATTGAATAGTAGCAGTGGGCGGGGTAAGTTGCCAAGAACCCTTATTTGTTACTGTAGTTGAATTGATTCTACCGAATTGTCCTCCTCCCAATGATGCAGCAGAACCGTCGTTTCTTCCTACTATTCCTGTTCCGCTGCCTCCGTTACTAGCAGTAATGATTGCATCGGGTGCTGTTCCTCTACCATAGCCGCCACCTGGATTATCAATAGAAAAGCTACCAACTCTGTATTCAGTTTGATAAGCAACCGGATCAGATCCTGGAATGGGAACTTGTCTTGTTTCGGGAATCACGGTGATTTGAGCACCTTCCCATGTAACTGCAAGAAACAGTTGGTTATAGATATTGTATAATTTAGTAGTTTCTAGTTCACTAATTCTTTGCTTAACTAATTTCCAAGGGTAGGGCAGACCACTCATAGAACCAAAGAAGTCGCTCATAGTATAGCTTCCAAAAGGTCCTGAACCCAATGCACCACGAGTCTCGTTTTGATCGATCATGGCTTGATTAGTGGGCTTACTAGTTCCTCCGGTTAATGGCAAATCAGAAACGTTTTCAATACCTTTAACTACTTTTGCAAACTGCTTGATATCAAAATTTTCTACATTTCTAATTTGTCTCATCGTGAATGAGAATGCGCCTGCTGCCAATGCCTGTTCTCTTGGAAGAATTCCAGTTAGATAAGAGTCGAAGCCTTTAGGAACTTTTCTGTAATTTTTAGGTGTTGTGCTAGTTTCGTATATAGGAGGATTTCCTCCAGGGACTAAAGTACCTACATATTCTTTCATCACGGGAGTATCAAGTGCGCTATTCACTGAGCCTCCTGAGTAAATCAAATAATATGTTTTACTGTTAGTAGGTCCCTTAGATTCATTATATTTAGGAACAGTCAGTGACGCATAACTATTAGGAAATAGTTTCTTAACATCAAGTAGATCAGCAAGAGTATTCAACCCAACTGTTCTACACTGAATCGGAGCAACGATAGCTTTTAAGTTCTCTCCGGTCATCATCAAGAATGCGCCGTAAATCTTACGCTCTTGTTCTTCCGAAACATTAGTAACTGCACCTGATGAGATATCTGAAATTTCAGTGATCGTGAGTCCAGATGCCAATAATACCAAGCTCAAGTCTTGTGTCACCGCACCCTGTTGACTTAGTGAATATAATAAATTAGAGGGTAATCCAAATGAATCAAGCTTATTGAGGTTGATTGCCATTCCTAGATTTTCTAAATCAGTACCAAACGCAACTGTAGATAAGCTTACCCCGGTAATATCTGCACTAATCAAATCGTTCATGTTGCTGTAAGTACCATCTAAGAAGGTCTTACCGTTATTTGCAGCTAGAATAGCCTGATTAGAAAATTGAACGTAACCATCAACTGTAGTAAACGAACTAACAAACTCTTTATACTCAGGCATTTTATAGCCTTTTAAGTAGTTAGGTAGAGTAGGATCACTGGGGTCAACTACTGTTCCGTTCCAATTAAACTCATTCCAGGCTTGTAGTGCATGACAACGAATCCATCCCCACTGAGTAATTGAATGGTTGGGGTTAGTCATGTCGTATGGATACCAAGTAGCATTCTGCTTTTGATCTGTTATTCCATCACCTTGCAAATCGTCTCCGTACGATCCGTTGTAGTTCCCATATCCACTAGTTGCGGGGCCAGGGAAGCAATTAGTATATCCTCTTTGGTAACCATACTGCTCTGCATATGACAATGTAGTTTCGTTTGTTGTTCGTCTAGCCCACACGTTTGCGGGGTCAACTGGAACATAAGTAGGAGGCCTTGAATTACCTAATGCAGGGATTGTGATAGTTGGATTAAGACCAATAGAAATAAGATTGTCATATACGCTTGATCCAGCAGCAGTCTTTAAAACCACTCCCCTGTTATAAGCATCATGTATCGCCCAAGTCAGCAATCGTAAGCAAGTGTTTTGTACGCAGGATCCAAACTTGTACGAAGCGTTTCTTTTGCTGGCTCCCATGTGTGAGGCTGCAATCGGATTAATTGTAAATCCGTTATCGTACATGTGGTCTCCGGTAACGTTTATACCTAGGGGACTATTTTTACCTGTGTTTGCCATATTATTCTTTACGGTACGTTGACGTTCGGGCTACCTTGAACAATTTTATGTCCACAAGTATTACCCGAACCCACTCTTACTACGGGTTTTCCTTCTGCGAAAACGCTAGGACTACCCTCAGTTGTTTTGGCTTTAGCATGAGGGCCGGGTCCGTGAGGAGTTATGTCACTTAGATGAATAGCAACTGGAATCCCGTTAGCGACAACTGAACTAGCAGCAGTTATTAGCTTTCCGCCACCGTTATTCATGTCACCCTTTCTGCTTAATTTAGCCATCTTTTATCCCATAATAATCTTCTTATCGGGCACTACTAAACCAGTAGTAGCCTCGATATACTTTGCCTTAACGCTTGAATCGGTTAGTGCAAAGATAGTTACGTTATTAATATTTAGTCTTGCAGGATCCTTGGGGTCTGCGGTAAACAAGCTCTGCATCAACCCTAGACCTTGAGGACCGGGAGCAACTGAAACAGGGTCATGTAGCAATACATTGCTGTCTTCAATAGCGGTAACCTTAGCTACTACTTCCTCGCCGCTTGTAAGCTTAAAGGTGTATACTTCTCCAACTTTAATATTCATTATTTTTCCTTATGCTGCTTCTGCTAAGAATCTAGCACGAAGCTCTGTAAATCCACCGACGAGTTCGCCGTCGAGGAAAATCTGAGGGACAGTACGAGCATTGGGAACTGCTTCAAGCAAGTCTTCCTTCGTGTATCCGTCGCCAATCTTTCTTTCTTCAAATTCAATGCCCTTCTGTGATAGAAGTGCCTTAGCCTGCACACAATAGGGGCAGTGATCCTTTGACCATACAATTGCTCTCATTATTTTTCTCCTTATAAGCTTGGTAGTTCATCGTAATCAAGAACGTCACTCATAACGCCGATTACATAATTAGTTGATTCGTTTTCTTGTAGTGCTGTCTGCTTTGTACTAGTATCGCTATGCTTCTTGAACCACGGAATAGGAGTAGTCTTAGGAGCAGGATTCCAATACTTGATGCCGATATCCTTCAATGCACCAACCGCAGTATAATCAACAAAGTCCTTAAGAATAGCTGCATTCAAGCCAATCACTGGACCTTTCTGGAAAAGATAATCAGCCCATTCTTTTTCTTCACGAATAACATCTACATAGATTTGACGAACTTCTTCTTCGCATTCAATCTTTGCCTTAGCAAAGCGCGGATCTTCCTTAACAACTTGATTGATCAGGAATGCAGTCCACCCCTTGTGCAATAGTTCGTCTTGTAGAATCAAGCTGATAATGTTACCATTGCCGATGTAAATCTTGTTCTCAACCATTGCAAGGCTTGTAGCAAACGAAACCATAAATCTGAAAGCTTCAAGTGCATAGCTTGCATGAAGTGCGAGATAGATTGCCTTAATATGTTCTTCTTCTGACACAGCAATGCCAGCTTCTTTCTTGCAATTAAGAACATGAAGCTTATCGTAATAGTCTCCGATGCTTGAAGCCATTTCAACAATTTCGTTTGTGTCATGGATAGTGTTGAATACTTCCTTGGGCACGTTATAGATGTTGCGAATGATGTGGCTGTATGAGCGACTGTGAATGTTTGTCTCAAAGAATGTCCAGTTATAAACTAGTGCCTCAAGTTCAGGTAACGAAACAACAGGCGTAAAGATTTGCGAAGGACCTCTGCCCTGCAAACTGTCAAGTGCAGTCTGGCGAAGTAGATTGCTAGTAAAGATATGCTTTACTGCATCACTCGCTTCCTTATGATCCTGTGCGTCCTTAGTCAAGCTGATTTCTTCTGGCACCCAGAAGAACCCACGTGCGGTCTTTTCAAAATCAGCAATCTTGTTATACTTGACTTCTTCAAATCTTTGAATAGTCACCGGACCCGCAGGATCAAGAAACATCTTGCGGTTAAGATAGTCTGTCTTCGTGTTTAAGTTGTATTGTGCTTTGCTCATATTAAAACTCTAATAACTTTCCGTTTGCATAATTGTCTATTGCCATACTAATCCGATCCGACAGTATATCATTTTTTTCTTGAACTCCTATATGATTTGGAGATTTATCCAAAATACATCTAGACATAGTAACCAAAGAAGGTCTAATTTCTACCCCTGTGTTCCATCTATATGCATACCTAACGTCATTAGGATTTACTTTCTTAGTTGGAGCTGTATCTGGATATTCGCCGAAAGACCACAAATGAATGATTTTAACATTGTTGGGTATTTTAGGGAATATAACATGGTCATAATAATACAGTGCTGATACGTATCGCAAGTGTTCTAGCTCAGGATAGTACAATTCTTTGTAGTATGATCTAGCTGCTTCCCAATCAGCACTAGTGTTGTTTGGATCGTGTGCAGTACCAAAATTTATTTTTCTGTTAGTACGATGGAATATTCGGTGTGGATCAGTCCAAACAAACACACATACGTCAGGAAACTGTTTACGCTTTAAAAAAGGGTCAAATTGCAACAATAAACTATCGTAAATTGAACTTCCCGGCTGACCAAGATTGACTATTCTAAGCTTATACTTCTCTGAAACTAAGGTCACATAGGTCTTTAGGTCGGTGTATTCCTTATACACCTCTGGAATTTTAGCTATTGCACAATAGCTATCCCCAAAGAACCCAATCGTCTTCACAGCTTGCAGGCCTCGCAGTCTGCATCATCTGCAAAGAAGTCAATTTCCTCAAGCGGAGCTTCGACTTCATCTTGTTCTTTTGCGCCCTTCTTATTGATGAGCGAATAATAGAATGTTTTAAGTCCCCAAACATGTGCCTGCATTAGATTCTTAGCGATTAATGTAGTCGGCACCTTGCGCTCTGGGAAGTGTGCTGGATTATAGAATGTATTAGTTGAAATACTCTGATCAGTGTATGCAGCTAATACAGCAGCAGTCTTAATGTAACCAACACAATCAGTCTGTTCCCACATAAGCTGATACTTGTTCTTAAGCTTCTGATATTCAGGAACAACTTGAACAAATGAACCAGCCTTTGATTCCTTAGTAGAAATCAATGCCATGGGCATTTCAATGCCGTTAGTTGAATTGATAACAACCGAACTTGATTCTACCGGAGCAATAGCCATCAATGTAGCATTGCGAACACCGTGCTCCTTAATTTCAGTACGAAGCGATTCCCAATCTAATTCAGGATTGAAGTTAGCGAGTTCGTTTACACCTTGGGCTCTGAGTTCCCAAGGGAAAATGCCCTTTCCATAACGAGTTCTATCACTATCATTACACTTACCGCGTTCCTTAGCAAGTTCAACTGTTGCTTCGGTAAGATAATAAGCCTGATGTTCCATCCAACTCTTTACGTCTTGTAGTGCTTCCTGTTCGCCATACTTGTAATTACGCTTTGCATGCCAGTATGCAAGATTTGTAACGCCGATACCGATTGGTCTAATGTCTTCGTTAGAAAGTCTAGACTGAATTGACAAGAAGTCCTGATAGTCAAGGATGTTATTCAAGCTACGTAATAGAATACGACATGCTCTACGCATATCTTCTGGATTTCTAAATGCTCCCCAATTCATACTCCCGAGGGTACAAAGTGCAATACGACCTTCTGGATCGTCAAGACGCTTGAAGGGCTTTGTAGGAAGAAGAATCTCGCAGCAAAGGTTGCTTTGATAGATAGTATGATACTCTGGATCGAACGGACCCTGATTCATTACGTTATCAATGAACACCAGATATATACGTCCTGTGTCAGTGCGTTCCTTGAGAATGCCTCCCTTGAAGACTTCCTCTGCACTCATTACCTTCCTACGTAAATCCTTGCGCTTTTCATACTTCACATAAAGTTCTTCAAACTTTGCGGTGTCACTATAGAATGCTTCATAAAGTTCTGGAACTTCGTTTGGATCAAAGAATGTGATATTCTCTTTGTTCTTAAAACGGCGCCAGAAGAATGCACTAAGAACAACACCATAGTCCATGTGGCGGACACGAGTTTCTTCTGTTCCCTGATTGTTCTTAAGAACAATCAAATCGTCAAATTGATGATGCCAGATAGGATAGAACACAGTAGCACTTGCATTACGAATACCGCCCTGTGAACAGCTACGAAGATCACCGAACCACTTCTTTAAGAACGGAATCATGCCGGTATGCATGATTTCGCCCCCTCGAATAGGCGAACCGAGGGGACGAAGCCTGCCGA